CGAGAAGCGGGTGGGAGCTGTCTCGTCCAGAGGAACTGATTTTCGAATTATTCAGGCGTCCAGAGGGGCAAGCCGGACTGCAGCGCTAGCCGTCGGTGGCCCGATGGCGTCGTCCCTAGGCCATAGGGGCCCGTCGTTCTCTCAGGTCTGTCTATTCACCTGTTACCGTTAGAGCTTGAAAGCCGTCAAAGGGCGGCGGGCGCTGCTACAAGCAAAAGTAACGTATTGCTGCCTGTTACAGGTCCGTTACACATAATTCGTATTGTTTAAGTCGGATCTCCTATAAAGTCGGGGATGGTTCTCTTCCCTGAGACCTCGGCCCCAATCTTTAGTCCCCATCCCCCGACACCCCGACGAGGTTGGGGCCGAAACTTAATTCTCGTCCCGTATTATGTAATGGAGGGCAACAATGATGTACCTTCGGGTGACAAGAGCACTTGCTGCGGCCATGCTGCTCACGCTGGTGTCTTATGCGCAAGCTCAATCCTTGCCACCAGAGGGAGAGCTGCACGTTACGTATAGTGCAACACAAGTTCCGCCCGCAAATCCGATGTCGATAGGCGATGGAAAGCAGTACGTCGCACAAAACTTAATAATGTCGGCATCGAACGATCAGGGAAATGCGGTGCTGAACAACGGGCGGTCGATGCCAAATGAATCGGTTGATCGATACCGTGGCCAAGACCACGGAAGCCCATGGATATTGTGCCTACACCGATGCTGATAACGATCAGATCTTTGAAAAGTGCGACTTCCTGCCTGGCAAACCCAATACATGCGAGCTCACGGGAGGCACCGGCAAATTCCGTCTGCAAGGGTCGATCATTATCACGTCGGCGCCGGTTAAAAGTCCCTATGAAGGCACTCTGCAAGCCGTGGGTCATAAGAACGGCACGTATAAAATCGTGAAAACTAACTGAGGCCGTTCAACCACAAGTAAGCTGACGCCGCGGCCGCGCATGTGTCATCAAACCTTACGCAAAAGCTCCGGCAATTAAGTAACAGAGCAAACCTCATTCCCCTTCCTCCTGTTTGCGCGGGCGATGCCGCTCGCTCGCCTTGATCGGAGAATGCCCAAGACGCGCTAAAGCATGGCCACAACCAAGCCAAGCAACGCTAGTTGTCGCTATTGCGACCCGTATTATGGAGAGGGTCGCGTTCATGCCGCCTCAATGTACGCTGCCGGGATCTGCGACACGCCACAAGCTCGGCATTCAAAGATATAAAGGGCGGGCAGCTCGCCAAATTGCGACGTTATTCGAGCGATCCGCATAATTTGAGCACAGCTTGGGCAAAGCGGCGACTCTGGTGCGTATTCATTAGAGTGTTCATTGCGCATGGAGCTCGGGCCGATCAAAATATTGAGTGATAGTCAAAACCCCAAAGCGCCGGCCACGAAACGCGAGGCTGGGGAAGATTGGAGCCGCTGATCTGATCTTCCGAAGGTACATCGAGCCGGCATATTTTCACTTTAGTTTCGGGAGCTAGTCGCTGTTTGTAAGCAGTCATGCAAGTCGAGGAACAGAATTGCATGTGCCAGTAGCGATGACCACCGAGGCCGAGCTCCCCACGACAGTGATCGCAGCGCCGCAGAGTTGGGGCTGCGCCCAAACTGTGGCTTCGGCCGCTCATCACAACACCCATGGCGAGCAGATTAAGGATGCTGCTGCATCGATGTGCGATAAGCCGCGAGCTCGGCACTCACTATAAAGGTCAGGCAGGTCGCCAAATCGTGACGTTATTCGAGCGACCCGCATGATTTGAGCACAGCTCGGGCAAAGGGGCGTCTGCGGCGCGTATTGATTAAAACGTTCATAGGGCATGGACAAAGCGGTCCTTGAGCCGCGATGTCCCGACACCGGATGCACCTTGTACTAAGTCAATGCCAAAACAGTCCCAAATCAAATTACACCGCTGTTACAGACGCGGCAGGCAATAGGGCATAAACTGATTTTTACGTGAGGGCGCTAGGTTACACGACCCTGAGCGGGCGGGTGCTCTCACGACCATTTTTCTTCGCGGCTCGCGCCGCGGCTTTCTTTTGTTGCATCCGCTCGCCTCTTCCGCAGTTTGCTCCTGCACCAACGCGCATATGTTCCAGTCATTGCTAGTGAAGAGGACGTCTGTGCATCCAACACCACGTTAGTGGGTGTGGAAATATTACCAATGATATTTCCAGCTGCACCCCCCGAGAACCTTGGGTTACGCAGTGCCAGCAACTCAGTACCGAAACCACCAGTGATAGTATAAGTACCGTCAGCAACGTGTATCGTCGGACGATACAAACCCTGCCAGTCAAATTGCGATGCCACAAAAACAGCACGCTGTAATGTAGCAAACGGTAGGCTTACTGTACCCGGATTGCTGTCTGACCCTGTGGTCGCAACGTAAAAGTCCAGACTAGACTTGGCCGGTTCGAGCGGTGTTGTATAGATCGTGCCGCTGTCATTGACCGCAAGCTGCACCGTGGCATTCGGGGTCTTGTCCTGAATGATGGTCCACAGCTGCGGCGTGATGTCCGCGCTGGACACCCCGGTCGCCGCGGTCTGAGCAAAGAACCGGCCCTCGACTGTACCAAAGCTCTCGAATGCACTGGTAACATCGATCTTGGACGTATTAAGCGTTCCAGGAAGATCGCTGACTAAAGCATTCGCGGTAGCTAGGAACGATTCATTGAATAGAACAAATGCATTGCCAGTCGCACTAGCCCTATTGGTAATCGATGCGGGGTGAAATAGAGCAAAGCAGAAGTTCTCTTGAGTAATAAACCCTTCATTTATATCCAAATTCGCAGGCAGGACAATATTAACGCTCTCGCAGTCAAAGAACACCTGCACATACATATCGGCGAAAGCATACAGATTGGCAGGCAGGAACGTAATCGTGCCATGGAAGCACTGAACAACCGAACCGAACAAGGCATAGAAAGCCTGTAATCCAAAACCAGCATCATAGGTGTCGTTGAACGTGATGTTGGTGAAGTCAAGCCGCGCGCCGTTATTGATAGAAAAGGCTTGAACGTTAGTATTTAACTCGAAGCCCTGCACATTCCAGTAATTGTACGCGTCGCCAACGCCGGTAAAGCAAATTCCACCAGAGCCAGAATTGAGAACAACATTGGTCGGCGTTGTCGTATCACCAACAATAAATCCTGAGTTCGGCGGATGAAACGGCTGCGATATGCTATTGACACTGACCAGCGACGGCAGCTGAACATTCTCAGTATAACTCCCGGCCGCGACATGGATCGTCGGGAAGTACAACAACTGATAATCATATTGCTGCGCTACGTGGACAGCATGCTGGATCGTAGCGAACGGCAGCAATGCGGTGCCGGGATTACTGTCCGATCCCGTCGTTGCAACGTAGAAGTCTAGATTGCTATTGGCTGGAGTAGAGCCCGGACCCGATGGCGGAGTAAAGCCGGTTAGATCCTCAGCAAGTATCGTCAGACAGACCGTCGGCGCGGTGGCAAAGTTGATCGGCGACGTGCCGGTGTCTACCTCATTGTCAACACCACCAAGCACCATACGGGTAAACGTATGCGTGGCCTCAGTGTAGACAGCATGACCCCACTCACGCTGTACCGGGTTAGTGGGATCATCAACCGCGAAGTAACTGTAAGTGTCGCCGTCAATCAGTGCGCCGTCAGCATTGGCCTCTTCAGGCGTGCGCCAACTCGGCAACGGCGAGCCGAACACAAAGCTGCCGGTGCCCGGAGCTTGTGCTGTAAAGACTACAGCATCGGCGAAACTCGTCATTACTCATCCAATTCGACGTTCACACTGCCATCAGTGTTAGGTGTCACTTCGGCATTAGTCTCTTGCGGCAGTTCAACCCGCACGCCGGTAATGCGACCCTGTGCGTCGCGGATCAATGTGCGCGGCGCAGTCTGTACGCGGACGAAGTGCTTCATGGCCTCGATCAGCTGCGCATTGTCAGCTGGTTGACCACTACCGATTTGCCGCTCGTGCATCGACGCTATTAAGCGCTCCAGGCTGCCCAAGGCCTGAACGTGCTGACTATCACTCGACCGGTTCTGACTAAGCTCAGAACGGACCGTCCGCAGGCTTTCCTCGAACCGGGCCGTAACCGAGTTGATCTCGGAACTATTCTGGTTCGACGCCCTTAGCTCCCTAGCTACATGGGAGAGTTGATTGATCGCCGCCGCTGCGCGCTCCTCGCTAGCACGGGCTCTCTCCTCGCTCGCTTGGGCGCGACCGGCTTCGGCTTCTGCCCGGCTAGAATCCGCCGCACGCAGTTCTCGGAGGGCGCCGGTAAGCTGGCTGATAGCAGCCAAGGTCCGTTGCTCACTGGCACGTGTTTCTTGGTTGCGGCGCGCGTCACTGATGCGTTGGTTCTCTGTCAGGGCTGTCACCCTAGCCTGTTCACGTTCCGCGTCTTGGGCACGCATGTCCTGTAGTGTCTTGGTCAGGCGGTTAATGGCCTCGATTGTCTGCGGCTCGCGGCTAGAATCCGCCGTCTGTAACTGTGTCAGCGTATTTGACAGGCGGGTAATCGCCGCGAGGGTTTGCGGCTCATGCTGCTTGTCGGCGCTCCTTAGCTCCTGCAGGGCTCCTGTCAGGCGATTTACGGCCGCCAGCGTCTGCGGCTGGCTTTGATCGCGAATGTCCTCAAGCTTGGTCGCTAGCCGGTTGATCGCAGGATAGGTGTTGGCGTTGACAGATCGTGACGCGGCAACGTCCTCGCGGCGCAATTGCGCCATCGTGCTGGCGACCTGACGCAGGGCTTGGGCGATCTGTCCATCCGTGGCCCCTCTTGTCCTAGCGTCGCTCTCTCGCAACTCGCGCACTGTATTGGCAATGATCGAGGCTATCGCCTCGCCAGTACCACCATTGGGATCGGCCTCGACCGCGTCAGCGGCGTCTGACAGCTGCTCAGCCCCGTCTGCGACCACGCGGCCGCCGCGGAAGCGTTCCTTCGAGACAGGCTTCGGCTTCGGTGTTGCCTTGATCTGCTCGACTGCATGACCGTGAGCCTGCTCGGCCTGTTCGAGCGTATTCTGATGCTCCAGCCCCATCTGTTGTAATTCATGCTGATGAGCCTGATGCGCCTGTTGCATATCATACCGATGCGCCAGGATATTCTGATGATGCTCATGCAGCCGATCGACCACACCTTGGTGATGATCCATAGCATGCTGTTGCATGTTCTGGTTATGCTCATGGATCTTGTCAGCAACTCCGGTCGCTTGCTCCTGATGCTGCTTGTGCAGATCAACAGCGTGGTTGAGTGCAGCCATCCGCATTTCATGCTGCTGATCGGAGGACTGCATCGCCATGTCGCGTTGGGTGTCGGCGCGATGGATGACCATCTCGCGGGCGACACCGAGACGTGCAATCTGATCCTTGGACTGCTCGGTTTGGATTTTGAGTTGAGCATCCTGTCGCATAGACGCAAGCTTGACCTGCGACTCTTGCATCTTGGTCTGCGAGTCCGACATGCGAGCCTGAGCAGCCATCATCGAGGCCTGCGCCATCAATGCCTCCGGTGGCGGAGGTGGCGGCGGGGCGTTCGGATCCTGCTGCACGAAGAACTGCTGCGCATTGTCAAAGCCAAGCGTGGTGACAGCTTGAGTGTCGACCGCTTTCAAATCCATCTGCGGATCTGTCATCGCCATCTGGCGCAGCGCGTAGATCTTCAGATATCGCTCGGTCTGGCTCGACGTATTCGGATCAGCTGCCGGTACAAGATCAGCATCTGCCAATGCAGCCAGAAACAATTGCTTGCGATGTGTATCAGCCTGCTCCTGTTGAGCTACGATCGGCGCAAGCTCCGGGATCTTCTCATTCATAAGCCGAAACACTTCGGACTTCTTGTTGTGTCTCCAGAGCGCCTCTGGATCTTCCATGAGAAGCGACTTGAGCAGTTCGAACTCTTGAGCCTGCGCAGCATGCAAGCGCTTGTGTACAGCGCTCATCAGCTTGGTCGCTTGCTCCAACAATGCCAGCGTGGTGCCGACAGGTGCGTCCTGCTTGCCCTCGCCGACCTGCACTTCGCCAATGCCGCCGACGCGCGAGGCAGTGTTAGCGATGTTGTCGATCAGCTGAATGAATACAGCGCTCGGATCCTTGTACGGCAGCGGCATGACACTGGCACGGATGTCATTGCCTACTGTATCAATCGGCTGTCCCGATCCCGGCGGGATGCGGAACTGATTGGTCATCTGCTTGGCGAAGCTCTTCAGATACAGGAAGCCGGGAAAGTTTGAGAACATACCCGCGTCGAGCATCAATCTCCAAGCTGCCGTAACGGCCTTCGTAGCGTTGCCGAGTACGTTCAGCAGGCCAATCCCGTAGAAGCCCAGACCCGGTATAAACATGTATGCGATGATACGGTTTTGCGGCAGACATAGATCGTCATCCTCGTCCCAGTTGCGCCTGATCTCCAAAATCTTGCGGCTGTCTTTGTCAAGCACGACCTTGTAAGGCAGCGGCAGTCCTGTCTCTTTGCCATCAAACTTGTGCTCGAAGCCAGGAATGTCGAGTTCGCAATAGCATTCATACAATTCGCGATCGATGTCCGCGGTCTCGTAAGTGATACCGACCGGCTGAATGCCCTGCACCTCGCCGATCTTCTCATCAACCGGGTTCTTGATAGGCGTCAGTGGCGGCGGCGGCAGATGACAGTCGCGATACGCACCAAGCAATTGCATGCGCTTGAGCGTCGAAGGCTTCATCAATATCCGGTGTGTAACTCGGCCAGCTGAATCCAGATCAGTAGTAGCATTAGAAACAATGAGATCCTTAGCATCGATGCTCGCGATGACGGGCCGACGCTTGATTGGGTCGTGATATCCTTTCTTGAAAGAAATACCGCTAAAGCCAAGCAGCAGAAGCATACGATCAGTATCAGGGTAATACTCCTTTGCTACCTTGGTTAGATAATGGTTCAGGTCTCGTTCGAGGGCTTCGGACAGGAGTTGGGTAAGCTCGGTGCCTCCTCCATCGTTTCGAACCTTGACGGGTCCATCGGACGGGAGAAGCTCACCGCGGGCGTTGGCCTGGAAACGTAGTACTGCCTCAAGCAGTAATGGGTGATCCACATTGGATGTGCCTTCGGCTGGCGTTTGCGCTGCGCCTGCTGACGCGCCTTGCTGCGCTTTGAGTTGTAGGCCGAGAAGTCCAATACCTCTCCGCGCGTTTTCGAGCCACTCCGATCTGCTTTGCTCATCTGCTTCGATCCCCGCCATCAGCTTCTCGCCGATCGACGTCAGCGCACTATCGTTTAGATGCTCAGCAAGGTTGTCACCGAACTTACTGTCTTTGGGCTCGGGGTTGGGTTGCCCGAATGATACTGTGACGTCGCCTTCTGGCGACTCGACTTGAACAGTATCTGTATCAGGATCGTACTCGCCGCCGCCATGCAGCTGGACAACTATCGCTGACCCGTCTCGAGCCATGTCTGCCGTCGCCAACGAAGGCTCCGCCTTCCGGGCCGGGCTGGCTCCATGAAATTAAGCATGACGGCTTCCACATCATGGCCCGGCGGGGCC